ATTGCGTCTCTTGCCATAATTTACACTATTAAACTGTTGCTGTCGTGCCTCCCTTGCACTCTAACTCTGCTGTGTCGTCCCCTTTAGCTGATGCTCCCTGATTAACTACTCTCTTGACCCAGATGCCGATATAGTCGTTTTTCTCTAAATCGCCGACCGATACTCCGTTAACTATGCCAACTCCACTTTTGAAGACAACACTGTCGGGTGCTGTGTCTTCATCGTCAATAACTTCAATTGCTTGATTTTTACCCTCATCGCATACGCCAATCTCAATGCTGGTATCATCAGATGTTGATTGACTCTTAATGAAAGCTACCACATCTTCCCATGTGAGAGAGGCGTGTTCATTCTTAATAAAGATTGCTCGGTATTTCTCGCTACCGACTTCACTCTCTTGCCACTTTACTTTAGCGAAAAGATTGTGAAGATTATTATCAGCCACTTCAGTAGAAGATATTACTCCCCCTATTGAAGCGTTTGGATCAGTGTTTCCTGCACCACCTGAAAGGTAGTATTTTAGATTTGTTGTTTCTATTACACTCATAATTATTAAATTAAATGATTAAAACTTAGGTTTTTCCTTTTTATCTTGCGACCTTTTCTTAGCTCCTTTGAGTTTCTTTTCGTCTTCTTTTAACAACTTAGCTTCTCGTTCTTTTTCTTTGGCGATCCGCTCTGCCTCTTCTTCTTTCTCTTTCTCAGTCATCATCAGTTTTTTCTTCACTTCGTCTAAGTTCTTATCTACTCGGAGAATTATCCTTCCGAATGCTTTCAAATCTTCTAAGAACTTAATTACATTCTTGTCGTCGGTCTCATATACTCCATTCTCAAATTGGATTGACTCGCCACCGACTATCGTTCTTCGCCCATCCACTTCTTGTGCGTAGGACGACTTCATCACTATCTTGTGGTTTGGATATTTACTAATGAATTTTGCCATTTTATTTTGTTAATTTTTAATCGTGCTAACCCGCTGTTTTATTCCGCTCCAATCTCTCAAACAGCAGTGAGTTAGAGCGGAATCGGCTAACACTTACTAAGCACTTAAAGCAGGATCTTCTTCCATACTCATCTTTGCGTGCTTCTTGATCTCTTTGATCTGAAGTCCACACTCGGTCAAGTATTCGTCTATCCTCTGATCGGCTCCGGGGTTTTGCCTATTGGTAAGTAGCTTGGTGTCTCTGTTGGTTACATACCTGTAATCCAAGCACTCCATATCAAGACATACTGCGGTCTTACCATAAGCTCCTGTAAGCAACGGGTGCTTAATGATGTTAAGCGTGCCGTGGTGGGAGATGTATCTGGTGATCAAGATACCGTAGGTCTCATCGCTCTGAATGAGTTGAACCTTATTCTTGGCCCAACCGATGATCATTGAGAGAATTGACGGTGCGGCAAACAGATACTTCTCGGTGTTCCCGTGTCGGAATGCGTCCTCAAGCCACTCCTCAAACTCTGGCTCAGTATCAATTCCCCAGCCAACGTTATCGGTTACGGCATTAAGAACTCCCTCGGTGTATCTCTTTGGTTTCGCTCCGAGAATCTCTTTAGCCTTGCTGAAAAGGAAAGCTCTTTCGATATCAGTAGCGTGCTCAATGGCTTTCTTTCGTCTCTGATAATCAAAGTCGTTCTCCTTAATGAGGGTTTGGGTTTGCTTAGCAGTTTCAGTTACTCCAAATGGAGTTCTGAATATCTGACAATACCCTTCCCTCCTCGTTGGAGTGGTTCCTTTGATCTCTCGGACTTCAGCTCCCTCTTCGTTGGTGTTACCAATGATCCAGATCTCCTTATCGTTCAAATCCTCTACACTAGTAGCACCACCAATCTCCTTGTTAACAGTGATGGTATTCTTATTAGGGGTAGTAGCCACCTCGAATGTCCAGCCAAGGTCAGGGACGTGCAAAACATCTCCAACTTGGACAAGATTTGCTTGACCCGTGATACTAATGGTCTCGCCATCTTGGTTAGGATTAACTTTGACAGTAGTTTTGTCAACAGCGAGTGTCCTTGTGCCGAACTCGTCCTCAAACCATCTGAACTCCGGATCGGTCGTTGCTTTCTTTCTCAATGGGTTACCCTTCTTGGTGACAGGGTCTTTGCCAGCATTGGTCAAGATTGCTAACAATGGATACTTGCTGGCGTCCAACAAAGAAATGGTATCAGCTAAGTCATACCTTCGCATTCCCGATGCAATCGTATCTGTTCCTCTTACTCCTTTAGTGGTAGTCATATCTTTGAATTGTTACTTTGTAATTAAGGGATACGACATTTCCCTTAGCAAGGTTTGAGTTATCGCTCCAGTTGTCTCTATTGAGGCTTTCACGGCTCGGGGATTGCACCCCGATTGTTTGTTATCCTAATCCTCCTAATACTGATGATTTCTTTCCACCCATTAAACTCTCTTTGATCAGCTCTTCTTCGGTCTTTTGCTTGCCACCGGAAGCACCGCTTGTCTTTTCTACTGCTAAGCGAGTCTTCTTTAGCTTATCGGTGTCTTTCTTGGCAAGCTTAATCTTCTCTCCTAAGAGCTTATCTACCTTCTCGCAAGCTTCTTTGATATTGATCTGTTCTCCTCGTGCGGAAGAACTTTCAATCAGTGCCAATACAAGGTCGGTATATTCTTTGTTCTCTTTCAGAAGTGGGTGGTCTTTTCTAACATTGGCGATCGTCTTTCTTACCTCTGCCCTCATCTCATCGCTTGACTGGTAGATCTTCTTTGCTTTCTCTTCGGCTCTTTTATCTACTTCGCCCATCATCCATTCTGCGAATTGTTCAGGAGTGAATTTTGAGAAGTCAGGCATTCCATGAGGAGTCATTGGGTATTCTTTCTTTGGTTCCTCTTTGAAAGGTTTGGATTTCTCTTTCGCCAATGCTTCAGCTTTTTCTTGTGCCTTTCTTTCTACTAACTTTTCCAGCTCGGAATAAGCTTTGGCTATCTCTTGCGGACTCTTTCCCTTAAACTTCTCGGGCATTAAGAACTCGTCATCTGTCTCTTCGTCGGCTTTGTCGTCTTCTTCTTCGGTTTCGTCTATATCCTCTTCGCCGGTTTCGTCGTCAAGTTCTTCGTCTTCGGTCTCTACCTCTTCATCAAATTCATCGTCGTTTAATTGACTACTGAATTCTTGAATGTTATCCGATGTGTTCATAGTTCTTTATTGTTAATTTTTAATCCTCTTCGACCTTTTCTTCGTTATCTATGTTTAATTTTGCTCCGCCAAGTCCTCCGAGCTTTACATCGCCGGATTTAATCTTTTGTAATGCTTCTATTAAGTCGCTTATGGCTTCGCCAAAGGTAGCGGTTGGCTTTACCTTTTTCTCGCCCTCTTGGACGAACTCATTTCCTATAAAAGAATCTCTGGCAAACCTTACAGCATCATCAACTATGCTCCATTGCCTTCGCTTATCTTTGGATATCTTTTCTAAAATTTTATTGCTCATTTCATTTCTTTAATTGCTTTTTAAACTCATCGCTTTTCGTAATGGTTGATTTGCAGACCTTTATTGCGGCGGTCTCCTTGTCCTCATCTCCCCCTGGTTCAAAGTCCGGGTCTGCCATTAACTTATCAACGCACTTCTTTATCCGGGCGTCTATCTTTCGTCCGAGTTTCGTTTCTTCCTCCCATTCCTTTGTTTTTCCTTTAATTCCGTATGGCATATTATTTATTACTTATTACGCTTTCAGCGTTTTCTTTTCTGATTAAGATGTCGTCTATGATCTCAAATACTTCCTGATACCCTTTGATCCTTTCAACGTGCTGGATATATTCAGCGGCGATCTCTTGCAGTCCTTTCTTCTCTATTCTGATCTTGCTCATCTTTCTGACTTCGTCATCTATCCTTGCTTGTAATTCTTCCCTGACAATAGCCCAGCCTTCTGTCTTGGTCATATCGACTACCTTTCTTCCTCTTGATAGGTCTGTTTCAGTGCTCATGTTTACTTTTGTTAGGGAATAATTGCTTGATGAAGAATCTCGTTACTTCGTTTCTTGTCTCTGAATTGTTTGTTGAAAAGAATAGGTCGTTCTCTATTGGTGCTGTTATTGCTTTCCCTGTGAACTTGTTATCCTTGACCTGCTCTCCTCCTACCTTGAAGTAATTGCCATATAACGACCTGATGAGGTAACCCGGCTCTGATCTGAAATTGACTATCCTCCATAGATTGAACTTCTTAGCCAACTCTTCTATTGTAGACTTCTCAAAAACCATCGGGAAGTGTAGCTCATAGTTCAGGGCGTCTTTACCCAGCACTTCAGCTGTTCTCTTCATCGCTTGGTAGTAAATGCCTCCCTCGTGCTTCCTATGGCTGTCTAAGTAGTCTTGTATCATTCCCATGTGAAGGTAGGGTATCTCATTAATCTTCTTGGTTATGAAGAAGTCGTCGTTCATAAAGGCGAACTTCTCGCCGACCCTTTCGTCATTACAAGCGATTAAGACCTTCTTGACGGCGTTGTTGTGCTTCTCCGGTAAATCGTCCGCCGCAGGGATATGGATAACATTTTTAAGGAACTCTGGTTTATATCCCACTATCACTACATTGTTGAACTTCAGATTCTTCTCGGCACTTCGGAGGGAGTGACGTATCTCGTTGTCTTGCCAGTTGCTTGCTCCCTCTTTCAGAATATAAACCAGATCAATCATCAGGATTCGGGTTGAGTCATATCAATTGCTTTGTCAATCGGGAAAGGAATTGAAGCATTCCATAACAATCCATTTACAAGAATTTGGGCACCTTCTGCACTATTTAGGCCAACCGCTACTCTAAGGTATCTTTTCCTTCGTTCTATTTGGAATATCTCACTGGTGTTCTGTGCGACTTCTTTTCTCTCGATATCATCGGCGGTGGCAAACAATGGATCGTCTGACTCTTGCACTGTCAATACGATATTCTCTGCTCCATTTGTCCAACCTCCGATCTCGGCTAATACTAAGGCTGTATCGTAGGCGAACATATCGGTTTGCCTCATATCTATTGTATCGCCCGTGGTGTCAACATCTACACTTGAGATTGGAATGAACTGAACTACTTTGAAATTTTGATTTAATTGTTTCATTTTATTATTTTACTTTTGATTTGCGACCTTTAGATTGGTGGTATCTCTACTGGTATGGGGCTTGGTTTTTCGCCTCCTGCCAATTCCTCTGGTGGGATTATCTCTGGGATTTCAGGAACTCCTTGTGTCTCTCCTGCTGGAATGATTGGGATTTGATCTAGTAATGATCCTGATGTTGACGGCTCTTCTGATGTTGGTTCTATCGGAACCTCTGGTCCAAGTATCAGATCCTCGTATTGTTCCAAGCCAAGCTCTTCTAATATCTTCTTACTGATTGCTCTCTTGGCTGTTTGATGTCTTAATACATCGACTGGGTTGTTTGGATCTGGTTGAGCTTCATCTACGAATATTCTCTTTGCCTCTAAAGCGTCTGCTAAGCGTCTTTCAGGGGTTCTTTCGACTACTGGCTCAATATCTACGATGGCGTCTATCTCAACGGCTTTATCGTCGGTTGTGAACTCTTTGAAGGTTACCTCGTCACCTAACAATCTCATCTCTTCGTCTTCGTCTAAGAACTCCTTGTTAAGAAGTATCATTGCGTTGACGAGCTTAGTCATCATACTGGATAACTGCCTGACTAGAATACTGAATCGGATGTTAGTTTGCATTAACAGCAACTCTACTTTAGCCTTTGGTTCTTGTGGTCCTTTAGGGATTCCCATTGCGTATTCAGAGATTGCTAGTACTGTTTGAATCTCTTTCTTGAGGATGTCGTCTTTCTGTAGCCATTGCAAACTGATGTCCGGTGGACGATCGGTAATGACATCATCAACATTCTCTAGTTCCCATATTGCCCCGGGACCAACCTTTAGATCCTCGTCTTTAATTTTAGCTCCTTTCCTTTTTTTTCTAATCGGGTCAAGGTTCATCACGATGTTGTCCATTGCGTGATTTCTTGAGTCGGCGATCTCTTCAATGGTTGATTCTACTGGTTCTATATGTCCGATTGACCATAACTCCCATAGTTGCTGGTGATCTTGTAAGTTGAAGAATATCCTACCGTTGATTACTTCGTAGGGGTTTGGTTCGTATCTTATCAGCTCGGTTTCATTGGCTATTGTTAGTAATACATCATTCTCATAATCCCAGATCTGCCAGAATTCAACCTTCTTTTCGTCTTCTAATTTGTCGCCTGACTCTGAACCCTCGTCGCCTCTTCCCTTAGGAACGATTCCCATTTTTTTGGTGTTGATAAGATATCTTTCCCTTCTTGGATCATCGCTGGCTGACTTCTCTTCTAGGCCTTCTAGGACATCTTCGTCGTAAATGGTATTCTTGCCTCTGGCTTTTTCTTCGTCTTTGAGTTCTCTCTTGCTCTTATAGCCGAGCTGTATCATGTACTTGCCGTCTTTCTGTGGATCAGTCATTTCAGGATCTGGGAATAATAACCAGAGATCCTCGACATCAATAATTGGTCCCTCTTTGCCATTTGGTCTCTCACCCCAAGTAAGTGTTAAATAGCCATCTCCGTAAGTAAGAGCTGATGACACGATGTCGCTCTTCCTGTCTTCAAAGTCTGTTTCGTCTAAATCGTACTTAATCTTATCGTCCCAACTCTCTAAAGATTTATTGCCAACATCTTTCTTGAAACGCGGTAATATCCTGATGTTCATCTTGGCTGATACCAATCTTGGTTTGACTGTTTCAACTATCTCAAAGGCAGTCGCTGGCATTAAGTTCGTCTCGTAAGCATAGTTGGACTTGTCTCTGTAAGCCCGATAGAGTTTATACATCCTTAGCCATTTTTCTTTGTATGGCTCTTTGAAGTCTTTAGCTTTCTTGAATCTCTTTTTCCACTTTTCAACTATCTCTTCTTTCTCTTCTTCAGAAAGCTCAGCTAATGTTTTCTTATCTTCTTGGATGTCCTTCTCTTCTTCCATGTTTTGAATATATAAAAACCGATACGGATAAGTCGTTGGTATCGGTTCGTTCTTTGTCGGTTATTATTTAATTTTAATGGCTATACATTATTATGTCAACTCTTATAATCATTATACTTATTCAGTGCGATATTGAAATAGTTTAATGCATGCAGGAAGTGGTCGTTGCCAGTCGTTGAAGCCCACTCTCTTTTCTCTTTTCCGTGCTTATCGGTTACGGTTCTACTATACATTGTTTGGATGTGATCTACCAGCTCCTCAATGGAACTATCGCCTATCTGGAAGTTGAATCTGATCTTCCCTTTTCTTAGATCGCTGATGAGTAAGTCTATTGATCTGTTTCGGTCTATTAAAACTCTAACACTTTCTTCCCATTTTCGCAATTTGTCGGTGAACTTAATATCATCCCCCCACCTGCTGATACTTGCTTTACTTGGGTCTTCTTTATACCACGCCAAATATGTCTTACCAATAGTCTTTCTTGCGAAGTTGTAAGCACTGTTAGTATCCCACCCTCCGTCTATCAAACAGAATTGAGTATCGTAGACATCCATCAGTTCTCCCAACCTTTCCCATTTGGTCTTGCCAACCTTGTCTTCTATTTCGGCGATGATGAATACTCCTTTCTCATTTCCACCTATTACATGCAGGAATTGCTTACCGACATCTACTCCCATTACCTTTGCTTTATCGTTGTGCTTTTCGTTTGTTAGGTTTTTATAGATGAGTGTTCCGGGTATTCTTGCTTCCGGGTTAAGGTAAGGAACTCCTAACACGAAGTTGTAAAAGTATTCCTCGTCTTCTGCATCCTCTAACTCTTTAATCAAATCAGCACAAGTTCTGTAGGTTGCTATCATTTGAGGTATCCAATAGCCGGATGTCTCTCGGCCCGGGTATCTTGCCTCCCATTCACCACATCTAATCGTGTTAGCTGTTATTTCGTTGTGGCACTTTTGGCAAACATAGATCTTGTTTTCAAAGTCAACATTCTTTTCCCACTCCATATGTTGTCTGAACTTACACTTTGGACAATTGAATCGCCAGTGCTTCTGATCTGATAAATCAAACAATCTATTAATCCCGAAGTTAGGTATCGTCGGCGTGGATATGAATCTCTTCTTTGCTAACTCTGACGCTCCCAGTCTTGAATTGTAATCTCTCACTACTCCCATATCGCTCTTATCCAGTTCGTCAATGATGTTTTTGTCCGAGCTTAACATTATTGCTTCTCTCTCTGAAAAAGTCCCTCGGTAGAATATAAACGCTTTTCCTATCTGTTTCTGGGTTACTGCATCAATGTCCCCGCTTATGTCTCGGAAGATGCTTGGGTTGTTTTTGATAATCAGGTTTACTTTTGAAGGAACGAATCTTGTTACATCTGTTGCTGTTGGTAATGTGTGTATCTGGTTTATGCCTTGATACTTTGCATCGTGGATAGCATCTAATATAGCCCAAGTAGATACTCCTATTTGTGAACCTTTTTGAACTACTATCTCTTGTGCTTGGTCGGCGTAGATGTCTATTAAGAAAGGGTGATCGTAAAACTCAATCGGCTTTCCCTTTTCGTTTACTATCCCCTCGTTTTTTATCCACGCCAGCGTGCTTACTGCTATCAGCTTCTTTGCGAATTGTTCCTTTGAGATGTTCTGCATAAACTTCAGATGCTTTTAGTAGTCCCTTGTCGTCTATTATCTTTTGCTCTATCTCTCCCTTATGTTCTACTTCGGTTCTGGATGAATATTTTCCCTTAACTAATCTTTCTAAAACAAACTTTGTCATGTCGGCTTTTATCCTTTTGTCCTTCTTTTCGTCTAGTAATTCTTTGAGATTTCTTTCGGCTTTTTTTATGAGTGCGAAGTCACTTACAATTTCTGATAACCATTCATTCTCTCTTGCTAATATTGTTTTAGCATATTCTTCAGCGTATCCAGCTTTCTTAGCAGAGGCATAAGCATTGCTAAAAGTCTTACTTTTTGGATCTAAGTAGTTTACTAGAAAGTCAGCTTGTCTTGGGTCTGCTTTATATTGGTTGCCTCCTAACTTCATTTATTGCTTGTTTGAAAGTCTGATATAAATGGCTCTTTGTGTATGGTCTTGCCATTATGGACAACTATACGTTCACCGCTGTTTTCTTTCACTATCACCTTTGCTCTATCAGGAGTAATCATATCAAGCGTATAGAATACATTACCTTTTCCATCAGTCCTTAGAATGTAAATCTTTTCCATTGCTTCTTAATCTTTATTTAACCAACTTCTTCAACACCTCTAGGTTCTTCTTTCGTTCTTTAATATCTGCCTCTATGCTTTTAATAAGCTCTTTCTTTTTGGCGTGACCACCGGTGAACTTCTTCCATTCGCCTGAACCCTCTTTGATTCCCTTAATTCTTTCTAGTTCCCAAGAGGCCTCGGCGATCTGCTTCATCATTCGGTTACCTAGGTCTTCGTATGCTTCTTTTAATGTTATCATTTTATTATTAGTTATCTTTTAATTTCTTGGTTTGTCCGGAACATCAAGGATAACATTAACCCTCTCGCCTCTTCTCGCTCCGAAGATATAAACTAAGTCTTTTATAAGAGTTATTGTTTTACCCCTCCTGCCGATAATGAGTTTAGCGTCTTCGTCGGCCACTTTGACTGTGCATATCATTCCGCCTTTATCTCTGGTGGTTTCTACACTCACGCTATCCGGGTTCTTCACCATTTCACGAACTATAGTTGTAACGAATTCCTCTGGTGTCATTTTCTACTTTTATGTTGATTAAATTACTTCCGTGTCTTTATTTTAACATACCCGTAATTTTTTTCAACACTCTCTTGAATCCTTTTTTGTTTTTCTCTTCAAGAAGTCGCTCAATTTTCTTAATCACATTAGCATTGTAAATTGCAACCCAACTTTCAGTTGTTCTGTCGCTCTCGAATCGATACAGCTTTTCTGCCGCCGCACAAGACCTTAATATCTCTTCCCTCCACCCACTTTCTATTTCTTTTTTCATTGTCTTAGTCTAATTTTTTAATCACTCTTCTTGCGATGTCGACCAATCGCTGTATTTCAAATTTTAATTCCCGGTCAGATTTTTTTATCATCGGCTCGCTGTCTTTCTTTAGTAACTTTAAAAACTCCCAGAAGTCAATCGTAACATATAAGTCTTGAAACTCGCCCTTTCTAAAATCATTAAACACTACTGCCCATTTTTCCGTGTGATAGTTACCTCTCTCGGCATCTTTCTTGGCTTGATCGATCCAATCCAGAATGCTGATCTTAGCGTGGTGCTTGGCTTCAATGCTGAATGGAATGTTGGCGAAGATGTCGGACTTGATCCGCCCACTTCCGCTTCCGGGTGTTCTGGTGGCTTTGCCTAATCCCATTTCTTCAATCTCTTCGGCGATGAACTTCTCTAATCTTTTACCTTTTGCGATTGCTGATCGTGGCTTCATTTTTCTATTCTCGTTCTTATGTCTTTGAAGAATTGATTATTGATCCTGTCAGAGTCTTCTTTCTTATATTTTCTGCTTCCTTCTTGAATCGCCTCAGCGAACTCAACTATCAATTCTATCATCTGATTTTTCTGTTGACTTGTGCTTTTGGGAAATGTCTGGTTTATTTTTCCATTGAATATATCTATTGTCTCATCAACAACTGCATCAATCATAT